GACTATTTCACTTTTGGAGGCGCAGGTCATTGCTTGATTCTCGAAGGTCAAGAAGAGTTTGAAAAGCGATACATGATTGAACCCGTTGACGCTCCAAAGAAGCCGACTAAACCAAGACATGAATACAAGTCAGCGATCAAGCCAGAAGCGGAAGCAAGGCTTGTTTTTTGGGAAAATTTCAACTCGATTGCCGAAGAACACGGCAAAGAAGTTTTATCCCAGAAGCAAATGAGAACCTTATTTTACGTCAATAATTCAGTCGAGCAAAGCGAGATTGCAACGGCCTTGATTGCCGAAATCAAGCCAGAATTGACTTTCAGATGTGATCTTGGATGGACAATGCTGCAGGTTCGTCTTGACGGGTTCATTGAATCTTGCTCGGCGCATTTGGCTGAGTTCTTAAATGAGTCATTAGCGAACACATCATATTACAAAAAGGTTGAGGCTGGCGATACTATCGCGATTGACCTCAAAACTTGCGCCACGCTAACAGCTGAAGACTCGGGATCATACGACAAGCACGTTGGCGAGCATGGGTATTATATCCAGGATCGCCTTTATCGTGAGGTTGTCGAAAGGGTGACGGGCAAACCACTTGATCACTTCTTCTTTATCCCGGTCGAAAAGCAGGAGCCTTTCGAGACAGATGTCAGGTTTACCGATCCAGATGACTTGGCCCTTGCAAATGAAATTCTTTTCATGGATCTGACCGAGATGAAGAATTGCTTTAGAACTAAAGCATGGATGAGCTTAAATAACGGGACAATCAAATCTCAGTCGATTTCAGGCTGGCATAAGTCACGGGCTGAAATGAGAATTAAATTAGAGAGAGCGAGGAATGAGTAATGTTAATAATACCCAAAACATTATTTCATTTTGTTCAGGCTACGGAGGAATCGAGCTTGGATTACGACTCGCTGGCCTCAATGCTAGAACAGTCTGCTATGTGGAGATCGAAGCCTTCGCTCAAGCGAACTTGGTTGCAAAGATTGAAGAAGGTAAAATGGATGCAGCACCTATCTGGACGGATCTTAAAACCTTCCCTGCAAAACAGTTTTCTGGACGAGTTCACGGAATCATTGGAGGTTATCCCTGTCAGCCCTTCTCAGTCGCAGGAAAGCAGCTTGGAGACAAAGACCCCCGGCACCTCTGGCCTTTCATCAGAGAACACATTCGAGCAATTAGACCTCTTTGGTGCTTCTTTGAAAACGTCAGAGGACACGTTAATAACGGACTCAGAGAAGTCAAATCAGACTTGGAGGAATTGGGTTACTCAGTTGACGCAGGAATATTCAGTGCGGAGGAAGTCGGTGCAAGCCATCGCAGAGAAAGGTTATTCATCTTGGCCAACACCAGATTGCAGCGACAGAAGGAGCAAGAACAGCAAACAGCAGGGGTTGAGCAACAAGGTGAAGAATTGGCCCACGCCACGCGAAGCTATGAGTCGGAACGATCCAACGAAGGACAGGAAGAAGGGGAACATAGAGGATGTAGTTGCGGCATGTACCCAGCCCGACCAGGAGAACCTCAACACGAATGGGAAGCGCCAAGAACAATTAAATCCAGCGTGGGTAGAGCAGCTAATGGGACTTCCGACAGGGTGGACAGACTTAGGCTCTTGGGCAATGGGGTTGTCCCACAAACGGCGGCAAAAGCATGGAGAATATTAAACAATGAATAGCACTAAATCAATAGCCCAACACCTCAAAGAGCATACGAAGGTCGATTTAATCCCTTCTATGACTCTTGAGACGGCAATAAGGGAACATAAAAAGACATGTCAAAAGCTCCAAGCCATTAAGGAGCTTAACGACATTAAAGTAACACATGAAACCTGCGAACAACTTTTATTTAACAGAATCAACAAACTAAAACCGAAAGAGTAATATTATGGCTTCAGGAGGATGGAGAAAAGACGCGGGCAGAAAATGTCTCAATAAACACGGTAAACGCACCGTATCAATGGGTATCAAGTTGAACGCTACAGAGCGAAGACTGATCAATTCGACAATATCGGGCGAGAATATTTCCGCGCCTGAGCTATTGTTGACTCATCCGCTTGTGGTCAAGCATGCAAAAAAGCTTAAAATAAATCTTGACTAATTACATAATTATTCTAATCTATTATTTTTTTAACTCAAATAACACCATATGAAAATATTAAGCAAATCAACAAACTGGCTGTCCCGTAACTGGCTGCCAATCTATTTAACGCTAATGATTGCTATTCTAGTATTCGGGGTTGCCTGTAATGCTGAATCGACAACTTATTACTCTAACAGCTTAAAGGGCCGATTAATGGCTAACGGAAAGCCTTACGATCCTGGTGCCTATACTTGCGCGAGTTACGATTACCCATTTGGAACAGTCCTCAAGGTCACATATGAGGATAGAAGTATCCTTGTCAGGGTCACAGATAGACACGATTTTAAGACTGATTTAGACTTGAGCATTCAGGCGTTCTATGATCTAACTCTTTGCGCTCTGTATCTTGGGCGGATTGAGACTCAAGTGGAGGTGGTGAAATGACCAACCCACGCAAAAACAGAGGAACAGGAAACACCGATTTCGAAGCTCAGAGGGCGACGCATGATCGGGTTTTTAAAAAGGAAAAGGTTTACATTTCTGGCCCAATGACAGGCATTAAAGATTTTAACTTCCCTGCATTTAATAAGGTTGCCGACAAGCTCCGAGCGGAAGGCTATGAAGTCTTGAACCCTGCCGAGCATGGAACCGGCGAGGATTGGGATTATTACATGAGGAAAGATATAAAGATGGTTGCTGATTGCGATATGGTTGTTGTTCTTGAAGGGTGGAGTAAGTCAAGGGGAGCGAAAATAGAAGTGTTTCTTGCTGCTCAATTAGGGATTCCGATTTTCAACACATACTCATTGACTCCGATTAAAACAGGATGGAGATTTGACTTCATAGGAAATTAACTTTACCCGCCTTCAATCATGTGGCTATGGTGGCCGTGAGTCGTGATTGTTGGCGGTTTTTTATTATGAAAACAGAATTATGAAAACTGACTTATTAGACTTTGGCCCATGCGAGGCCATGAAGCCGCCACGGACAACAGAAAAGACGCGATATCTTTGTGGGATTTCTGGCGGAAAAGACTCAACAGCTTTATTGCTTTGGATGCTTCATGATTCTGGAATTCCAAAGGATAAAATAATCTGCACATTTAGCGATACTGGAAATGAGCACGACTGGACATATGCTCACGTTGAGAAAATCAATAAAGAGATTCATCCAGTGATTACGTTAAAGCCTGAATTAGATTTCTATGAATTGGCTTTGAAGAAAAAAAGGTTTCCATCTACGAAAGCAAGATTCTGTACGCAGGTATTAAAAATATATCCAACAGAAGATTATATAGAAAAATTAAAATATGATGGATATGAAGTCATTAGCTGTTCTGGGGTAAGGGCCGATGAAAGCGAAGATCGAAAGAATATGCCAGAATGGGATATGGCTGGATTTAATGTAGTCTATCCACAGTGGCGGCCCATTATAAAATGGAAATACACCGATGTTGTATCTATTCATGAAAAGCATAAGTTCCCTCTTAATCCGTTGTATGATATTGGTTCTCAGAGAGTCGGTTGCTACCCTTGTATTATGTCGCGCAAAGCTGAGGTGAGGACAATTGCAATAAAGTTTCCAGATCGGATTGATATGATCAGGGAAGCAGAAGAAAAATTTGAAAAGTTATACGGGAGGTATTCAAGTTTTTTCCCGGCAAGTCATATACCAGAGAGGTTCAGGACAAAGCAAATAAAAACTAAAGATGGTAGAGAAATGATGGTTTGCACGATTAATGATGTTGTAAAGTGGAGCATGACAGGAAAAGGAGCTAAGGGACATTTTACCGATGAAGACGGAATAGTTAATGAGGCAATTGGGTGCATGAGTGGGTTTTGCGAGTAATAATTATTGAAGGTTTTTTATTGACTAAATAACTCATTAATTCATCATAGCGGTCTTGTTTAATATTAGTAATACTAGGGGTAGTATGTGAGCCGAGGGAGAAATCTTTCGGTTCTTTTTTTGTAAAAAGAGTTGACTTCTGTTTTTAATGCAATAGATTTGCCATTGTCATGTATTAGGAAGGAGTTTTTTTATACTCAAAATTTAGAAGGCTTCTCAGGCAAAAACTCTTTCGAGCAATGCATGACACTGAGGGGCTTTCGCTTTTTAGAAGGTATAGAAATGGGAAATATAAATCATAATGCAGTGATCGCGACAACATGGAATAATGATTGTTTTGAAAGAATGGTTGCTTGGATATCTCAATTAAAACACGAAAATCCATTTGACAATAATAATCCGCCTGAAATGTTTATGATAAGCGGTAGGGTTATAAACGGATACAGAACAATAATATTAATCCCCGATGGAAGCAATGAAGGATGGAAAGAGAGCGAAGTCGGCAATAATCTGAGAGACACCTTTATTCAAAGATTAGAAGAGGATAAGTATGAAGATGAAAGCTCGCCTTGGGATTACATTGAGGTTGGTTACGGATGTTTTGGAAATACAGCATTAAGAAGTAATTGCAAGAAAGAGGTTACGTAATGGCAAAGAGTCCCGCATTCCAATTCTATCCTCAAGATTGGCTTTCGTCGCCAAGAATTACCATGATGACCCTCGAAGAAGAAGGTGCATACATAAGGCTACTTTGCTTTGACTGGATGAATGATGGCATACCAGATGACGAACAATCATTTTTGTCATTAAGTGGATTGAACAAACGTTCAACGAACGTTCAACAATGCTTTATCGAACACCCAACAAAGCCGAATTACATTACAAATGAAAGGCTTTTGGTTGAGCGAAACAAGCAGTTAAATAGGCGTAAAAAGTGCTCTGAAGCAGGTAAAGCAAGTGGGTTAAGTCGCTCTAAGTCAATAACATCGAACGGACGTTCAACGAGTGTTGAACAAAAAAGCAACTCTTCTCTTTCATCTTCATCTTCAATTTCATCTTCGAATAATAAAAAGAGTAGTCGCTTCACTCCGCCCTCTCTTTCTGAAGTTCAGGAATATGTTTCATTAAAAGGCTATTCAGTGGATGCTGAAAACTTTATCAATTTTTACGAGTCTAAAGGCTGGATGGTCGGAAAGAATAAAATGAAGTCATGGAAGGCTTCGATTTCAACATGGCAGAAAAGAGAACAAACACCAAGGAAACCAAATGCAAAATCAAACCGGAACACCGAAAGCAATCAGCGAGCTGCTAACGAAGCCGTTGAAAAGGGCAGCTACCGCGCCCTCGTCATCAGTCCAGAAAATCCAAGAGATGAGCGGTAGATTCTTAAAGCATTTAGAGTTTGAAACGCTGAAAGATTCATCGCTTGAAATAATGCAAGCAAAGTCAGCTTCGTTCATGGCTGAATTAGTCGAGAACAAACGCCCTCACTGGCTTTCATTGCTCGGATCAAGCGGGACAGGAAAAACACACCTATGCGCGAAAATGTATTCATATTTTAAAGCGTATCATCGCTATTACATGGGCAAGCCCGACGGCTCGTATGATGTTGAAATATCACAGCGTTACAATATCAGCTATTGGAAGGCTTCTGGCATAGCAGAAAGCCTGCGATCAGGCGACTTTAGCATTATGCATCCGATACGAAATGATCATTTTATTGTGATAGATGATTTAGGGGGAGAGATGGACAGCGAATTTATGTCATCAAAGTGGTTCGAGATTCTTGACTCAAGGCTTGGTAAATGGACTTTAATAAATTCTAACATGACGATTGATGCAATAGCCGATAAGATCGACAATCGGATTGCTTCACGGCTCGTCAGGGATCGAAACACCGTGATTGACTGCAATACTACTGATTACGGGTTTAGGGGGGTTCAGGGGTGAAGACTTATTTATTAGACATAAGAAATTGCGACTGCATGGAGATGATGCGTGAGTTTGACGATAATCATTTCGAGCTGGCCATAACGGATCCACCGTATTTCGACGGACCAAATAAGTTAGGTTTTTATGGCGGCAAATGCTCAAACATCGGAGTCGATCGAGGAGGCTATGAAAAACTTGGAACATGGAAAATTCCAGATCAGCAATATTTCAATGAGCTTTCAAGGGTTAGTAAGAATCAAATTATATGGGGGATAAACTATTACCCGATCGAGAACATAGGCCTAGGTCGCATCGTATGGAATAAATGTAAAACCGCGTCCACGTATTCAGATTGTGAAATTGCTTACTGTAGCATGCATGACTCCGTAAAGATGTTTACTTATATGTGGAATGGAATGCTACAGGGATCCAACGCAGACGGATCTAGAGCGGAAGGAAATAAGCGGTTAAATGAAAAGCGCATCCATCCAACGCAAAAACCTGTAAAACTCTATGACTGGATCCTGAAGACTTACGCCAAAGAAGGCGACAAGATCCTAGACACCCATCTCGGAAGCGGGTCTATAGCGATTGCCTGCCATTACGCAGGACATGAGCTAACAGCTTGTGAACTGGATGAAAGCTACTATAATGGAGCCTGCGAGCGCATCAAGCGTGAGACAGCGCAAATGACAATGTTTTAACACTGACAATAAACAAGGAGAAATATGGAAACGAAAGAAAGACCGATATTATTTAACACTGAGATGGTGAAGGCTATCTTAGATGGACGTAAAACGCAGACTCGGAGAATTATTAAGCCCCAACCAAAAGGCATGTGCGAGTGGGATCAAAAAGAGATATTTGAGAATATCCAAAAACAGAACCATGTCGACTATGAAGGTAATCACTTTTTTGCATTCCATTACGATGATAAAGAATCTCAGTTCGTGAAATGCCCTTTCGGGAAAGTAGGCGACAGGTTTTGGGTTAAAGAGAATTACAGGACGCTATGTAATGTTGATATGTTTAAGCCTTCGCGCCTGAATTTAGGCGATCCTATCTTGTATCAATCTGATGGTTCGATGAAAAAAGCAAATCATCATGCAGTGTTTTCTTCTGCCTCTTTCGGAAAATGCAGACCGTCAATATTCATGATGAAATGGATGTCACGCATCAACCTTGAAATAACCAACATTCGAGTTGAGCGTATTGGCTCTATTTCAATAGATGATGCCAAAAAAGAGGGCGTTGATTGCAGTAAATCACCCGGCGCTCATTATATATTATTTCAAAGGCTTTGGGATTCGATATATGAAAAGCAAGGATTAGGATTTGACGCTAACCCTTGGGTGTGGATTGTTGATTTTAAAAGGGTTCAATCATGAAAACCCCAACAACAAAACAATTCCTGAAATTCCACCCCAAGAACCCGAAGGTTTACGAGCTTTTCAAAAAGTTCACCTTCGAGGCGATTGCGGCGGGTCATAAGAATTTGTCGGCTTATTTGATCGTAAATAGAATTCGCTGGGAAACAAATGTCGTCACGACTGATAAAAACTTCAAAATCGACAACAATCTTATTCCGTATTATGCGAGGGTCTTTGCCAATGAATACCCTGAGCATAAAGGCTTTTTCCGCACAAAACCACTCAGTCCAGAGGCAGAAGAAGCGTGCCAGGTATTTAATTTGGAATTAATTTGAAATAAACTTGACTTGTTACGTATTTAATCTAATCTATTCATTATAACTTAACAATTAACTCAAAAACACCATGAAAAAAACAGTAACCCTATTGATGGGGATAGCAGAAATTGAAGTTGAATTCAATTACACGCCAGCGCAACCCGCGAGCGATTTTGACGGACGAGGCGGGCCACCGCTTCAGCCTCCGACAGAAGAAGAGTTTGAGGTTCTTTCCGTATCGCTGAAAAATGGCGACGATTTGAAAGAAGAAATCCAGGAACATTGGACGGATGAATTGAGGGAGGCGTTATGAACAAGGGTTCGAAGAATTCAGGGACAGCATCATTTGTTATAGATGGCAAACGCTATGACTTGAAATGTGAGGATATTATATATCCGTCAAATTGCGTCGTTAAGGAATTCGGTGACATAGGACGCGTTTCTTACTCGCTCGACGTGGACGGGTCGGGAATTAAGTATTCCGACATGCCTGACTTAATCGGCACGGCAACCAAGGTCACAATGAGGGATGAATCTATTCGATACCTTCGTGTTCGCTGGATTCGTTCCGTCGATTACGGCTCAGAAACAATAATAACAATAGGGCTTTCACTATGAACAAACTATTAATAATATTCGACACCGCAAAAGAGATGCAGAAGTTTATCGAATTCTCTCAGTTCGCAAAAGAGCATAATCTAGGATTAACTGAGCATAACGACACGGGGGCGTTTGCGGTCTATTTAACGAAATCATTTGATGCAAAACGGGTCAATGATCTGTATTGTGATATGATCGTAAAGGCGTTTGATCTGAACATTGGAGGGCGGGGGCTATGAGTGATTTAATAAAAAGATATAATCCTTGCGGGACTGACTCTGGAGGCTTTCGCCCAATGGATTACAATAAAACTGGGATATATGTTCGTTATGACGACTATAAAGAACTCCAAGCCGAGAACGCCAAGCTGAAGGAGTTCGGATGGAAGCTTTGCAAAGATGAGTTGCCTGAGAAAGACGACAATTATAAAGCAGTTATGACAGGAGAAACGTTTACAACTGACTTATATTATTCCGCATCAAGAGCAATGTGGCAAGATGGCATAAGAGTATCTCAATGGCTCAAAGAACCCGAACCAAAGGAAACCAATGACTGAAGAACAGATAGAAGAGATAAAGAAGTTTTATAAGCCGCCCTTTCGGTATGATAACTATGGTCAAATGATCTGGTGTGTTGATAATAATAGGGCTGTAGATATTAGAGGATGGGGTAATATCAAGCACGTCAAAGATGCACCTCAGATACAGGATAACTTCGGCCAACTCATAGCTGACCTGCTGAATGAGAGGCTAGGTAAGCAACCTATCATAAGGGATAGTGTAGATCCTCGCTTAAAAGGCATTCCTGATGAAGTTTTAATAAAATATCTTAGGGGTGAAATTACAGATGATGAATTAGAGGCTTATAAAAAACAACCAAAACAGGAGGGAGTAGGATGAGTGATACAGCTTTTGCAAGAACAATAACAGAGGTGGACGTAGGGGCAATGGGTTCGTCTGCTCTTGGAGAATGTGGTCGATATGGAATGACTTACGGATGCAATGAAGATTGTCCTGTGTTGTTGCGTGGAGAATGCGAGCTTCAGGATTCTGAAAACGCTGAGTTGTATAAAAGAGCAAAGGACTCGCAATGACCAACCTAAAACTAAACCAACAGGAGCTTTCATGGTTCCAAAAGACAGGGCAGATTGTGCAGAGGTTTCCGATTACAGGCAGCGGTGATTTTTGCCCTACTGATATTGACTTACACACTGATGGCAGGTTGAGAATCTTCGAGGGGGAAGACTGGCATTATTGTCGTAAAGCTCCCGCCAAAGTAGGCGACAGGCTCAACGTGGAAGTAGATAAAGCCACGCTAGAGGCCGAAGTCACAGAGGTAGACTGTAAACAAGAGGAAGGCGACTGGTTCTTTAATGTAACATTTAAACTGATAAAATAATGGACGACACGCTATCAATTGCATTCGGCTGCACTATCGCAATGAAAGCCCAAGAAGAACGCAGGAAAAAAGAAGCCTGCCCGAAATGGCGAGAAGCCAGAGAAGAGGCGCTTGAGGCGTGGAAGTTTCGCGACGACCTCAGGAAAGCAATTAAAGGAATCGGTAGAAATGAGAAATGCCCGACTCATGGAATTAAACTCAAGAAATGCGGATGTTTGCTTAAGGCTCGCGAGAAGATCGAATTTGATGGATTAAAATATTAAATAAAACAACTATGATCAGATACTTAAAAATACACGGCTCGAAGGGCTGGAAGCCAAAACAATACTGCGGGGCGTGTGAAGACGTAACGGATGAGGTCGCCAAGATAAAGGCCTTCATGAAGAAGTCCGCAACCGAGCACATTGAGACAGCTTTTCTTTACTCGGAGGCTAAGAGGGAGATTGAGGGGTTGAAGGCTGCATTAGAAGTGATCCATAAGGATGCTTATGATGTGATTTCATTTGATGAGTTCATGAAAAGGCTGCCTGCTTGGGTTAAGATGAAGAAAGAGGCGATGGCTAAGGGAATTGACAAAACCCCTAAATCGTGATACGGATGTCGAACACCTTAACACATGACTAAATCGCAACTCATAAAACACAAAAATGAACACGCTATGCAATGCAGTGTGATCAAGTGGGCTAACGGGGTAATGCTCAATCATCCTGAATTGTTTCTGCTACATGCCTGCCCAAACGGAGGAAGACGACACATCAAGGTGGCAAAGGAGATGAAGGCTGAAGGGCAGAAAAAGGGGGTTCCTGATCTGAATCTCCCGATTGCAAGGCATGGCTATCATGGATTATACATTGAAATGAAAATGCCAGGTAAGAAGCCGACCGAGAATCAAGCCAAATGGATTACGGCAATCAGGAAGCAGAATTATTGCGTAAATGTTTGTCATTCCGCGAATGATGCGATTAATTTAATTGAACAGTATATAAAATAAACGAGTAAAATTATGGAGATAAAGCAAATAAAGATAGTCGACCTTAATGAGGCAGACTACAACCCGCGCAAGCTGTCAGATCGACAATTCCAGAAGATAAAGGAATCAATCGAGGGATTCGGCTTCGTGGATCCTGTAATCGTCAACAGCCATCCAGACCGAAAAAACATCATCATCGGAGGGCATCAACGCTGTAAGGTTGCCGCAAAAATAGGAATCGAAGAGGTTCCCTGCGTATTTGTAGAGCTGGACGAGGGGCGAGAGCGTGAATTAAATATCAGGCTCAATAAGAATACGGGCGAATGGGACTTTGAAGCGCTGCAGGATAATTTCGAGATTCCAGACTTGATCGACTGGGGTTTTGATGTGGATGATTTCGAGATCAAAGAGGAAGAGGGGTCGGGAGGCGAAGACCCGGGCGCAGGCGAGCCGCCAGAAGAGCCACAAAGCGAATTAGGCACAATATATCAACTCGGACGACATCGCTTGATGTGCGGCGATTCGACAAGCGAGAAAGATGTTGGGTTGCTTATGGGGGGAGAGAAAGCGGATATGGTTTTTACTTCTCCGCCTTATAACGCAAACACAAAAGCAGGCGACGGGGATATTTTCAACGGCAAAAAATCTAAAAAACTTTATTCCGACGGTTACTCTGATAATCTAAAATCAAACGAATATGTCGATTTTGTTAAAAAAGTATTAAACATATGTTTTGAATTCACTGAAGGGGTTATTTTTTGGAATGTTAGTTATAATGCAAATTCAAGATTCGAGTATATATTACAGATAACCGATAAGCTCGAATATTTAGTTGATCAAATATGCTGGAAAAAAAGCAGCACAATCCCGTTTAAAGGCTCAATGATGAGGGAATGGGAGCCTATTTATGTCTTTACTACAAACAAGGAAAGCTTAGGGTTATCCGATGTAGTCGGGAATCACTGGGCAATCAGTAACACTGGATCACAAGCGGAAGATCACAAGGCTTGTTTTCCTATTGAATTACCACTAAAGGCAATCAAGATGATGAATGCGCATTCTATATTTGAGCCATTCGGCGGCTCAGGGTCAACCCTCATCGCTTGCGAGAAAACAGGGCGCGACTGCCGCATGATGGAATTAGATCCCAAATATTGCGATGTAATCATAAGCCGATACGCTGAAATGGTCGGCGTTGACCCTCAATCAATATTCGACGGAAAGGCACAAGATGGCAAAGAAAACAGCTAAGAAAAAGACCGCTAAAAAGGCTTTAAACTCGCAGCAATTGGCGTTCTGTCGAAACGTGGCGAATGGGAAGAACAATACTCAATCTTATCTTGCTGCGTATAAAGGGGTTAGGAGTGAGAATGCGGCACAGTCTGCAGCAACTAGACTGCTAAGTAATGTTATGGTCATTGAAAAGGTCGAGCAGCTAAGGCACGCTTCCGAGACAAAGAACACTCTATCTAGGCAGGAAAAGCGGGAGTTTATCGCGAAGGTATTGCGCACCAATGTCGACGAATTAAACAATCCAGAAAACAAACACCTCATTCAAGAGCGAACCCGAACCATGACACCAGGAGGAGGCAAGAAGGAAGTATTGAAAATGCCTAGCAAAATGGAGGCGATTAAGTTAGACAACCTCATGCAGGGCGACAACGAACCCGAAGAACTCAACGTAAACAACACCGGCACCATCGCAATGTCCCCTATCGAATTTGTCTGCCAGAACGCTAAAACACTGGCAGCGAGAAAAAAGAATAAAAAGAGTTGACCTGAATAAATACGTATGTATTCTAGGGTTTTAACATTAAACAAGAAAGAAATATATGGGAAAACAAAAAGCACCTCTAGACCTCGTTAAGATGGTCTTACAACGTAACGCGCTCGATGTAAGAGCAGTATCAAAGATACTCGAAGACTTACATCTTGAATTAGACAACGAAGTGGATGACAAGCCGCCGCCGATAAAGAAGCAGTTTGTCATATTGCAGTCAGAGGCTACAAGACCAGATCAAGACCCCGTCGCATGGCATATTGACGACAGAATTGTTCATGTAAAAACGAACGAAAAAGGCAGGGTTATAGGCCTGCTCTATACGACGAGTGAATTGCGGATTGAATGGGACACAGGGAGAATATCAGACGTAGGACCCTCTCTTATTCGGATAACGAAAGGAAAAGATGTCTAACTTCATAAAATTACCAGACGGGCATGTGATTAATGCGGATCATGTTGTTGATTGCACTATATCGGCAAATACCCGAGCTAGGGTAAATAAGGCAGGCGGGGGTTATTATGACATCAATTGCGACTCAGACGGAGAGGCCGAAGACTGCAAGAGACAAGTCGACGAGCTTCTTATGAGGTCGAATGGGATTGAAGAGGTTAAGGTGGTTGGCGGTGAGATGTTGCCGCTTTGGCTTAAGTTTCCTGATAATGGGTTTGACGGTTGGTGTATGGGTGAGGCTGGCGATTACAAGGTTGCATGGCGCGATTACTGGAACAGCTTGTCATTCGTCGCGCAAGCAGCCTATATAGACAAATATCCAGAACCAAAAGGATGGGAGGGGTTTTATGAATAATCAAGAAATAGTAATAGTAACAATGAGTATGCTTTCGGTAATAATATTCGTTGCGTTTATAGTTTGCGGATTACTAAAGACATGCGCTTCGCTGTTCTCGGATTCAGAGACAGGCTTAAGACCAGTGCCCCCTAACGACATACCCCCTTGCCCGCCGTGTCCACCTCCGCCGAAATACGGAAGCCGTAAACATTTAAGGAACGAGATAGAGGCATTGAAATTCTTAATTCATGACCTGACAAAAGAGAATAAAGGGCTTAAGGGTGAGCTTTCGACGTTTAAGGCTGATTGCAAAAAGAAGCTTCTTGATACTCACGCGGTTAAATGCATGATTCTAAGAGGGACAATTAAGTTGCCAGCTGAGTATGTGGATTCGAGCGAGAGCAAGAACATCGAGGATCTCAAAAAGAATGATATAGTGAAGGTTGCAGGATTGAACACCCCTGGTAAAGTTATTGGGTTTAATGTGAAAAATGAAGTAATTGTTGAGTTCGGGTTCAGTAGCTTATCATTTAGCCGTGAGTCGGTTAGGTTAATCTGATTGCCAAAACCCTCAAATAATGCTAAACCTGAACAATGAAATACTCTAAAGGACAGACTATAATATTCGTCAATAACGGCGAAACGCTTAAGACTGTTATCGGGTGGGGTGTTCCGACTGCGACGGGCTTTGAGTATTACACTGAATGGGGCGTTGTTCGGGAAGGTAACATTAGAGCCGTAAAATGAAATTCTGCGTAAATTGTAAGTTCTGCAACAAGCACGAGAAGCCACAGCACTCGAAGTGTAAATTCAAATGGAAGAATCCCGTAACAGGCGAAGACATCAAACATCATATGGATGTCGAATGTTGGGCCGCAAGAAAGATGTATTGCGGTTCGGCGGCTGTGGGGTATGAGGAAAAATGCCCTTCGAACTAGACCCCAAGCTTCTGCCCTTATATCAGTCGAAAAATAGATACGTTCTATTGTCGTCTGGTCGGGCTGGGGCCAAATCTCACGGGGTCGGCTCATTTATTGCTGGGCTATCATACGAACCAGGTCACAGAGTCCTTTATACTCGCTGGACAATGAAGTCGGCCGAACTTTCGATTATCCCGGAATTCTTCGAGAAGATCGACATGTTTGAGGATACTGGCCACATCCAGAATGCAAGACAGCACTTCAAGCACGCTAAGACCGAAGATCGCATTGCCAACACAACAAGCGGGTCAGACATACTCTTTCGAGGAATAAGGACAAGTCAGGGCAATCAGACTGCAGCCCTCAAATCATTGAAAGGTGTAACGACATGGGTCATTGAGGAAGCCGAAGAGCTTATTGATCAGGACATATTTGACACTATTGATAATTCGATTCGAGAAACAGGCATTCAGCTTCGAATTATTATTATATGGAATCCTTCTCATCGAAAGCACTGGATCTGGCAGCGATTCTTCAAGGAGCGCAATAAGAAACATGATTTTGCGGGGCATTGCGAAGATACGACATACATTTACACGCATTACACGGACAATCTCGACAACCTGGCTCAGTCATTCGTTGACAAGGCGGAGAATCTTAAACGAATGAATCTTGCCCGTTATCGGCATATCTATGACGGGGAGCCGACCGACGAGAGCGAATTAGCCCTATGGAAACAATCGACCATGATTGACCCTTATCGAGTTGATGTTGCTCCCGACTTAAAACGGGTCGTTATAGGGCTTGACCCAAATGTCAAAAACAAGGACACGGCGAAGAAGCAGAAAATCGACGATTGCGGGATTGTTGCTGTAGGATTGGGATATGATAAGCATTTCTATGTGCTGAATGACGCGTCAGGAGCGTTTGGCCCTAGCGAATGGGGCAAGATTTCAGTCGGTCAGTATAAGAATTATGAAGCCGATAGGATAGTTCCTGAAGTAAATAACGGCGGGGATTTGGTCGTTGCAAACATTAAGCTTATAGATCCGTATATACCTGTTCTGCCTGTGTGGGCTTCAAGGGGTAAGATGACAAGGGCTGAACCAATCGCGGCACTATACGAGCAAGGCTTAGTTCATCATGTCGGAGTCTTTGCATTGCTTGAGGATGAGCAGACTTCTTATACTGGATTACCGGGCCAAGCCAGCCCGAACAGGTTTGACGCCCTAGTTTGGGCATTATGGGAATTATCCCAAAAGCAAAGCGCATTACCAAGCGGTCGAACTTTATAATTGAAATTTTATAAAATATCCGTTAGCTTTCGACTAATGGGAATGTTTCGTAACTTTTTTAACCGATTTCTTAAATCGAATCCGACTTGGCCTCTAAGGTGGGCTAATAACGCGAATAGACCCGTGTTCAACACGCAAAACTACAAGGCCGCAGCTGAAGAGGGCTATGAATTGAATGACGTTGCATTCTCTTCGATCGACAAATTTGCAAAGAATTTCGCTCAGATTGACTTTAAACTGTTCGAGGTTCAGGGCAGCACGCGCAGGGAAATAGAAGATCACCCTATCCTTGATTTGATTGATAAGCCGAACCCAAGACAAGGTAAAGAGGAGTTCATGGAAGCGTTAGCGGCTTTCAGGCTTCTTTCAGGAAATCCGTATATCAACGGCGTTCCGGGCGGCAGTGATGTAAATAATTTCGACGCAGAATTGGAGGAAATGTATCTCCTGAAGCCCGATCTAGTAAAGATTATGCCGGGCGAGTTCGGCATTGCTGGATATGAATACAGTGTAAATGCTGGCAAGATCCAGCATGAGGCCGATCAAATCACGGGCAAATCAAATATACTCCACTGGCCCACATTTAGCCCGACAAACGATCTTTACGGATTCGCGCCAATACAGGCGGCAGGTAGAAGCATTGATATTTCAAACGAGGCCCAACAATGGAATATGGGATTCTTTCAGAACGGCACAAGACCAAGCGGTGCACTTGTTTACTCGCCAAAAGAAGGCAATGGATTGTTGGACGACAACGCGTATGATAGGTTAAAAACTCGAATGACAGAGCATTACAGCGGCAGCTTGAACACTGGAAGACCTATGTTCCTCGAAGGGGGCATGACATATCAGGAGATGTCAGGCAACCCGAAGGACGTTGATTTTATAATGGGGTCAGAGCATCAGGCGAGAAACATTGCTCGAGTCCTTGGCATCCCTCCTATGCTCCTTAATATCCCCGGCGACAATACATACAATAATATGGCAGAGTCAAAGCTCGGCCTTTGGGATGATTCAATCCTGCCATGGGGTAAGGCCCTTCTAAGGCAGTATAATTATTGGCTTGTCCCTCGTTATGGCGATAATCTTCAACTCGTCATGGACTTGAGTAAGGTTACATCGCTTGAGCCACGCAGAGAGGCGCAATGGAAGCGAGCAAATGAGGCCTCATTTCTGACGATCAACGAAAAACGCGCGATGGTCGACGAGGAAGGTGTCGAAGGCGGCGACACTGTTTATATCGAATCAAATAAGATTCCCATAACTTTTGACGTAACCGCTCCGGCGAAGACAGAGAAAAGCCTTGAATATCGGGTTCAAACGAAATCCTCAGATGAAGAGCTTCGACGTGAGCAGATTATACAGGACAGACTCATGCAATCCGCTGAACGTGGATTTACGGACAGAATGTATAAGCAGCTTGAGAAGACCAGCAAGGAAGCTGAAAAGACTTATTTAGATTCAAGCGGCACGATGGATGTTGACCTATTCATGGAAAAAGCCATTGAACCAATGGAGGCTTTGCTCGGTGCGCATTATTCAGACGTGTATGAGTCATTCGGTCGCAGGGTCTTAAATGGCCTTAAGGGAATGTATGACACAAGCCTTGAAACCAAGGACGAGAACGGAATATTTGAGACTGACAAGGCAGCTTTTGTCAATGGATTTACGACCGATCGAGTGACGGACATACTCGAAACCACCCGTAAGCAGATTCAAGGCGCTATCAATGCAGGCAAAGATGAAGGGCTTTCTTTGGGCGAAATAGCCAGTAATATCCGAGATAAGACGGGCGGAGATATTGCCAGAAATAGAGCAATTACAATTGCCAGAACAGAAACCCATAGCGCGGCGCAAGTCGGCAGTCATGGAGGCGCGACAGCTACAGGGCTTGATTTGGTGAGGATTTGGGTTGATGCAGACGACGGAAGGGAGCGATCAACGCATCACAAGACAGCTGTTTTATCTCGCGCAAAACCAGTTGAGATGAACGAGCGTTTTGACGTTGGAGGCGAAAAGCTTTTATTTCCGGGAGATCCGACAGGCAGCGCAAAGAATATTATTCAGTGTCGCTGCGTTGTAGTATATGAGCCAAGAGGAGGGTTTTAAGTGATATTCAGAACCCGAGGCAAGGACTTTTCAGGCTTTGACGAGATGAGAGTCTTTCAAAGCATGGAAACCATCTCTGACGGCTTCAATTTCAAGGCTCGAACTGTGCCTACTGAGATTAAGGCAGGTCGAGAGGTTGAGATCCTTATTGCAGGAGAAAAGAAGATTACAGGGTTTTATGACCAATGGACAGGCTTAAAGACGGGCAAGACTTCGATATCCGGCAAGGATAAAGCAGGTCGATTGACCAATTCATACCCTGCAGGAACGGGCGAATTCGTAGGACAGACAGCAAAGCAGATCATCGAAAAGATTGCTGAGCCTTTCGATATTACCGTTTCGGGATTAGACGGCCCGACAATAAAGCGGTTCAATTATTTCTTCGACACGAGCAATGCCAGCATAATAAGAACAATATGCACTCAAGCGGGATTACTCGCAAGCAGCGACAGCGACGGAAATATTGTTTTGACCGACGCAAGGAGCGCGAAGCAATCGAATTACTCATTCGTCGAGGGTCAGAATGTTACTGATATGGCAATCAGGATCGACCTTGATAGGCGGCATTCAGATTACAACATCTATGCTCAATCCAGATTTTCGGCATTCCTGAACGCTGAGAAAGTATTACAGTCTCAAGAGGGTCTTTCTTCAAGTTATGCACCATTTAACAAGCTCCAACCGAATCAATACGAGATAGGCGACGCAGAGCGAGAGGCATTATGGCAACAGCAATACAATGACGGCAGCTCGATCGAGTATGACATTGTCATTCCTGAAATCATTGACG